GCTCGAGCAGGAGTACGAGACTGATCGCGTGGTGCTGGGCCTGTGCGCGAATCGCGCGCAGCTCTTCCAGCGCTTCGGTATCGACGAGGTGACGGACGAGCTTCTGAGCCAGGAGTTGACGATGAAGGTCAACGTCGGCATGGGGGCCACGGATCCGGCGCAGAAGCTCCAGAAACTGATTTCTGGCGTCACGGCCTTCAGCAACATCGTGCAGAAGCCCGCACCCGGATTGAACACGTCCGAGGTCGGCAAGGAAATCTTCGCGACGATGGGCTACCAGGACGGCTCGCGGTTCCTCACCGTCGACAATCCGCAGGTCGCGCAACTCGAGCAGGCGCTGCAGGAAGCCAAGCAGATGATCGACAAGCTCCAGACACAGGTCAAGGAGAAGACGACCGGCATCGTCGCGGGCGTGCAGAAAAACCGCGAGACTCAGCAGACCAAGAAAGAGGTTGCTGCGATCCAGGAAGAGGCCGCCAACAAGCGCGCTCTTGCGACTCATTTCACGGCGCTGCTTGCCCCGCATAGCGCTCCGCCAACCCCCGCGCCGAAGAAGAAGGCAGCCTGATGGACGAGGAAGGCGAAGAGATCTCCGAAGAGGAGAAGCGCAGGCAGTTGTTCGAGTACGCGGCCTTGGGCCGAGAGGTCGACGACTTCATGCACTCGGGCGTCGGCCGTTACCTGATGCTGCGCGTCGACCGCGAGTATGCGGACGCCCTGAAGGCTCTCTCTGCGTGCAGCGCATTCGATTCGGACAAGATCCTGGGGTTGCAAAGCGACGCCAAGCGGGCGTTGAATTTCCGCGGGTGGCTCACCGAAGCCATCAATACCGGTCTGATGGCCGAACATCAACTCGAAGGTCGACAAGATGAAGTACCTGAATAGCACAGCGCGAGTCTTCCCCTACCTGCGAGGTCTCGGCACGGTTGCGCCGATCGGCATGTTGCTCGCCATCACCGAAGGGGAGCAGGCGCTTCTCGACGAGATCCAGGCCGGCGACGAGCAGACGGGCAACGCCAACGAGAAGCGCTTGGCGAAGCTGAATGCCATCGGCCTGAAGTCCGACGAGGATCGTGCCGACGAGCTCGTGGATGTGCACGACGACGACACGACTTCGAAGTTCGTTCCAGGTCAGATCGACGACGACGGGAATCCAGTGGTCGACGAGGCTGCGGCCGCCGAAGCCGCTGCCGCAGCAGAGGAGAAGGCTGCGGCCGAAGCTCGTGCCGCCGCGGAAGCGGCCGCTGCTGCCGAGGCCCCGCCGGCCAAGCGCAAGCTGAAAATTAACGGGGTCGAGAAGGAAGTCACGGAAGACGAACTGCTCGAACTTGCACAAAAAAGTGCGGCGGCTGATGACACGTTTCAAAAAGCTGCTAAGCTACGGGCCGAGGCCGAAAGCCTTGCTGCACCGAAGCCACCCGTCAAGGACGTTTCTGCAGACGACAGCGCAGAGCTGTTGGCCCTGGCCCGGGCCCTACAAGTCGGCACTGACGAAGAGGCAGTCGCTGCCCTCAGGAAACTGAAGGCGCCTGCGCCTCCACCCGCAGTCTCTGCGGACGAGGTGTACAGAGCGATCGACGCCAAGCTCGCGTTCAACGACGCGATTCGCACTTTCGAGACGGAATACGCTGACCTCGTCAAGGATCCCCGGCTGGACCGGATGATCATGGACAAGGACAACGAGATGGTCAAGGCAGGCGACAAACGCCCGTTCATGGTCCGCTACCGGGAAATCGGTGACGAAGTCAGGGCCTGGGTCAAGTCGATTGCCGGACCAACTGCTGCGGCACCACCCGCAGATCCACTCCTCGAGAAGGCGGCTCGCAAGGCAGCTGCTCCGGCTGTGCCGATTCCCGCAGGGGGCAAGGCGCCGCCGACGCAGTCGGAAGACGAACCTGAACCGTCGGTGCAAGAGATCCTCGCGCAAATGAGCAAGGCTCGCGGGGGGTCTCACAGACTGAGGGGCTGAAACCCCAGGTCTGATCCGCCGGTTCTCTGCAGGGAGAACGGACATGGCAGGTCAGGTCTGGGCGGTGAACTCGCTGGGCGGGTACATGTACTCGCGTCAGTTGAGCAACGTGCTGCGCATGGCGGTCCAACCGCTCGTGAAATTCCGGCAGTTCGCCGACGTTCGCGACGCGGCGCAGCAAGGCAAGAAAAAGGGCGACATCTTCACGTGGGACGTCTTCTCTGACGTAGCTACGGCCGGCAGCGTGTTGACGGAAACGAACACGATGCCCGAGACCAACTTCACGATCACGCAGGGCACCCTGACGATGACGGAAGCGGGCAACAGCGTTCCCTATACCGGCAAGCTCGACAACCTGTCGAAGTTCCCGGTGATGGAGCTGATCCAGAAGGTCCTGAAGAACGACGCCGTCAAGACGTTCGACCGCCTGGCATGGACGCAGTTCAATGCGACGCTGCTGCGCGTGATCCCCGTCTCCGGCACGGACACCGCGGCGCTGACGCTGTACACCAACGGCACGGTCACCGGCACCAACACGATCGCCTACGGCAACGCCCACGCGAAGTCGCTGGTCGACCTGATGAAGGAACGCAACATCCCGGCGTACCTGGGCGACGACTACTACGCCCTGGCATGGCCGACGACGCTGCGCGCCTTCAAGAACAACCTCGAGACGATCCACCAGTACTCGGACACCGGATTCAAGCTGATCATGAACGGCGAGATCGGCCGCTACGAGAACGTCCGGTACGTCGAGCAGACCAACATCGCCAAGGGCATCGGCACGACCGGTATCTCGACGGCGAACGGCGGCGACATGGTCGGCTGGTCTCAGGCCAAATCGGACTGGATCTTCTTCTTCGGCAACGACACGGTGGCCGAGGCCATCGCCGTGCCAGAGGAAATGCGCGGCAAGATCCCGACCGATTACGGCCGGTCCAAGGGGGTGGCTTACTACTACCTCGGTGGTTTCGGAATCGTCCACACTCTCGCTGCGAACGCTCGCATCGTGAAGTGGGACAGCGTGGTCTGAAAGGGAGAACGACATGACCCAGAAAAGCATGGCGTACGACAACGCGGCGACGGTCGCGCGGCTGGTGCACAACTTCGGCATGAACGCAGCCGGCGCCGGTTCGGCGACGCAGTTCAGCAAGTTCGTCGCCTTCACCAACCTGCTGGTATTCGCGGTCGAGGCGGCGACGAGCGCCGTCAGCACGTCGACGCAGACGCTGTGGAACGGCACCGGCACGGTCGTCTCGATCGCGGCCGACAACTTCAGCGTGATCCACGTCAACAACGGCACGGCCGTCACGACGGCCACGCACGGGCCGTTCTCGCTGTCGACCGGCACGGCGACCACGACCGCGACGGTGGGCATCGTGACGCGGGTTCAGTTGTCGGGCACCGGCACGGCGACGGTGCAGCAGGGGGCCTCGGTCGACGGCGGCTTCGTGATGCAGCCCGGCGACACGCTGCAGATCGTGCGCGGCACGGATGCGACGGCGGTCTCCGTCTTCGCGGCCGAGTACAGCATCCAGCCGAACGCTCTGGTGAGCAACTGAAGGGGAACGACATGCCGAAGAATGTTTCGACCGCCAAAGAGTACGGCACCAAGTACGCAGAGCGACCGGTCGCCAAGGCCACGCAACCGCGCTCGGCGAGCGCTCCGAATCGTCCGGCCATCAACGATGGCCAGATGAAAGGCAACGCCCAGCGCGACAAGTTCGCCGATCCGTTGAACGATGGGCCGCCCGCGAAGATCGGGGGCCTGGAAGGTCTGTACGACGACATCGGCGAGCGTTCAGGCTTCGTCGTGGACGGCTATCTCGACAAGGGCGGCACGACCTACGGCGAGGCGGCGAAGTTCAACTTCTTGCCGCCCGGCATGGACATCTCCAACCAGGAGAATGCCGAGATCAACGAGATGAAGCTCTACAAGGTCACCGAGGAGTCCTATCCCGGTGACGGATGGATGCCGAAGCCGCGCGACATTCCGGAGTAAGCTCCGACGAGGTCGAGCAAGGCCATCACGTTTTTGCAAAGGGCCCTTTCGTGGGCCCTTTTTTCTAGGAGATCAACATGCCCGGGTTTTTTCAAGAAAAGAGCCAGATCAGCGGCCCCGTCGTGCACAACGACGAGGTTCCGGACAAGTGGGCGCCATGGTCGAATTCCCGTGTTGCGCCGGTTCTTGGTGCTGCCCGCAAGTCGCAGGAAAACGTGCCTTCGTTCCTCGCGAAGGACTCGGCCGACTTCGACACGAGCAAGTTCAATGGCATGCCGCCGGGAATGGAACTCGACAACCAGTGGGCTGCCGACATCGAGTCGATGCCGCTCGTCACAGCCGGAGAAACGGACGTGTCGAAGGACACGAACCCCGAGTCGTTTCGCGAGGGCTTCAAGCGCATCGACATGAAGGGAACGGACGATCTCTACACGGGAGAACACACAGATCTCTGGTATGGAGATACCGGCGGATTTATCGAGCGGAACAATATGCTTGATAGGTCCTGACGGATAATTGTTCCTCTCGATGCTGACGAAATGCTCGCTCTCTACAGAAAGACCTGACCCATGGCCTTCGACAGCACCCAGCCGTACGCCTTTGCCGAAGGCATCAACGCCGATGGCTCGCCGTGGCAAGCCTACTTCCAGAGCGGCACGTACTACCTGCGCAGCAACCCTGCAACGGTCACCACGGTCCCGACGGGCTACGTCGATCCTTCGCAGGCGGCGGCGCGCAACGGCGTGCTGGGCGTCACGACGAACAGCAACGCTGCGGCAGGGTACGTGGGTGAGATCGTCACCTCGACGGTGGCCTCCGGGTCCGCCGTCAGTCTGACTACTGTAACGCCAGCCAACGTCACCTCGATCAGCTTGACGGCCGGAGACTGGGACGTGAATGGTATCGTCGACTTCAATCTCGGAGCGGCGACGTCGAACCTTATGCAATGTGGCCCGTCTCTCGTCAGTGCGACGCTGCCGACTCAGGCTGGAGGCAGCGGGCTGGGCCCCGACGCCCTGGCTCAAGACCAGTCCAGTCTGACTCTCGACACCGGTCTGCAGACTGAAGGTGGCAACGACGTGCGATTGTCGATCTCTGCGACGACGACCGTGTATCTGGTGGCCTCCGCGACCTTCTCGGCCGGCACTGTTTCGGCTTACGGGACCCTGCGAGCTCGACGAGTGCGATGAACGACGACCAAGACAGCGACCACATGCCGCTCAATCCTTCTCGAATGAAGGCGGTCTCAGAGTTCGACTTCGTGCGTCTCGAGCAAAAAGTCGACAGGATGGCCGAGGCTCTTCAAACCCTGATCCGAGTGGAAGAACGGCAGATGAATCAGGGGCAACGTCTCGGAGACCTTGAGACGCAGTCTGCAGTGAATTCGACCCGGATCGATGCGGTGACGGCCGATCTGGCCAAATGGGTCAACCGAGGCATCGGCATCTGGATGCTTGCGTTGACCTTTTGGAGTGCCGTTCGGTTTTTCCTCAACAAATGAGCTTCGCCACTGCCATCGCGCGAGTCCTGCAAGCCGAGGGGGGCTACGTCAACGACCCGGCAGATCCGGGCGGCGAGACGAATTTCGGCATCACCTGGCCGGTCCTGCGCGAGGCCGTCGCGCTCAACATCGGCGTTCCCGCCGGGACGACCATCGCCAATCTGACCGTAGCGCAAGCGCAGGCCATCTACTACCAGCTTTTCTGGCTCAAGGTCGACGCCGATCAGATGCCCGACCGCTTCGCATTCCAAGCCCTCGACTTTGCGGTCAACAGCGGCATCCACGAGGCCGTCCTGTGTCTGCAGCGCGCGCTCGGCGTGGCAGCTGACGGCAACTGGGGTCCGGTCACCAAGGCCGCGGCGACTGCAGCCAACCCCGCGGTGCTCGATCTC